AATATCTATTTAACATATGGAGCTTAAATACGTGGGAAGAGGACGAGTTACTAAGATAGAGATGAAGGCTCGTCTCATCAAATTAAAGAATGATTTGTATAACGGTAGATATCATGGTGCGTCAGAGGAATGGATAGAAGGGTCTCATTATCAACTAAATAGTATGCTAGATATAATAGAGGAATACAATACATAATGGAAGAAGACGAGTATTTTGATGAAAATTTAGGTCTAGTATACATGGACACAGACTATGACGACTTGGAACAAACAGATAGAGAATAGAAACTTCCTATCTCCTATAGGATTTAAGTTTTTACTAGCAGAGTATCCTAAGATACCTTACTTTGCGCAGTCTGCAAATATTCCTAGTATGAATCTAGGTATACAGCAACAGTCAACACCACTCAGACAGTTACCTTTGGAAGGTTTTATAACCTATGACCCATTGAATCTTACCTTTCTGATTGATGAGGACTTAGAAAACTATATGATACTACACAACTGGATACGTGCTCTAGGTACTCCAGATACTTTTGGTGAAAGGACTGGATTTGTAGAGCAAAAAGCACAGAAGAGACAGCAGTTTAGGTCAGATGGCACACTAGCAATCCTAAACAGCAACTTTAATCAGAATTTAAACTGCGTATTCACAGATTTAATACCACAATCCTTGTCAGCAATGGAATTTAATGCTACAATAGATGGTACAGAATACGCAACCGCAAGTGTATCCTTTACATTCTCTGCATATCAAGTAAGAAGAGGTGAAGAGTCTAAGAGAGATACACGATTAGAATAATTATGAAACTAACTCAAGAAATCATTGACAAAATCCAAGAAGCAATGCTACACAAAAAGAAAGATGGCACTGTTAACTGGAAAGACACTGATGAAATTGAGGTACAACTAGCAGGGACATTTGCTGCTGACAGATTTATTGTCATCAAAAATAAAACTAAAGACCCTGTTGTGAGTGCCTTACCACATCCTTTCTACGACTATGAAAAGAAAAAATGGTTGAAGGATGGTAGAGAAGAGTATATGAAAGAGTGGACAAAGCAGAATAAGAAGAAAACAAAATGAATCTTGAGAAAATTCAAGAGATGTGGGCAAAGGATTCAGAAGCATTCTTTGACCATAGAGAATTACCTGAGTTACTAGCGAATGACAGTATGGAGACACCTCGTCTTCATGCTAAGTATGTCCAATTCTACAACTCATTCAAACTGATGCTGTCAGAAGCACAAGTTAAGAAGAATGTATTGTATAGGACGAAGTGGGAATACTACTCAGGTAAAGCATCGTCAGAAGTATACAGAGAAAATCCTTTTGACCTCAAAATACTGAAGGGTGACCTAGATGTATACATCAATAGTGACCCAGATATATGTAAGGCAAACCAGAAAATAGACTACCTAGAAACTTGTATAAATTGTATTGATAGGATACTTAAACAGATAGACTCGAGAGGGTTTGCGATTAAGAATACTATGGACATTATCAAGTATTATGGTGTTAGATGATAACAATCTCAAAAAAGAATGAGGTTTATCTACGAGTTGAAGGAGAGCAACACTTACACAAAGAGTTAAGTGAATTCTTTCAGTTTGAAGTTCCAGGTGCAAAGTATATGCCTCAGTATAGAAGGCGATTCTGGGACGGTAAAATTAGATTATACTCACCAGGCACAGGTGAGATATATGTTGGTCTCTATGATTATCTGACAGATTATCTAGAGGAGAAGGGGTATGAGTTTACCCTTAAAGACTCAAAGTATTATGGACTACCCAACGAGGAAGAAGATTATGTCACACCTGAGGGGATTGCGACTTTTGTTAAACATCTACGGTTACCTTTCAAGGCAAGAGATTACCAACTCAAAGCAATATACCAAGCGATTAAACAACGTCGCAAACTTTTATTATCCCCAACGGGCTCAGGAAAATCCCTCATCATCTACGGATTAGTTAGATGGCATAGAGCAGCGCAGAGAGATATACTTATCATTGTGCCTACCACATCATTGGTATCACAATTAAAACAAGACTTTAAAGACTATGGATGGAATGCCACTGACAACGTCCATGAGATTATGGCGGGAAGGGAGAAGCATACAGAAAAACCAGTTGTCATCTCTACATGGCAGAGTATATACAAAGAAAAGAAAAGTTTCTTTGAAAAATTTGATGTAGTTATAGGTGATGAAGCACACTTATATAAAGCAAAGTCACTGACAGGTATACTTGCTAAGTGTCATGACATTAAATACCGCGTTGGTTTGACAGGGACACTGGATGGTATGGAATGTCATCAGTTAATATTAGAAGGTCTCTTTGGTAGATGCGATAAGGTTACAAGCACAGCAGACCTCATGAAAAAGGGACAACTTACACCACTCAAGGTGAAGATATGTCTGCTTGAGCATGGTCATGTCCCCTTTGATGTATACCATCAGGAGATAGATTACCTAGTATCTCACCCTAAACGTAATAATTTTATATGCAATCTTGCAATAGATGTATCAGGCAATACATTAATACTGTTTAACTACGTCGAAAAGCATGGTGAACCTTTATGGGAGATGCTAAATAGTAAGGTATCTGAGGGGACTAAGGTCTTCTTTATACATGGCGGTGTTGATGCTGTAGCACGTGAAGAAGCAAGGAAGATTTGCGAGAAGGAAACCAACGCAATCATACTAGCATCTTATGGCACGTTTTCAACAGGCATAAATATCCGTAACTTACACAATGTAATTTTCGCATCACCCAGTAAATCTAGAGTAAGAAACTTACAGTCCATAGGGCGAGTTTTGAGAAAGGGGGACAACAAAGCACAAGCGATGTTGTATGACATAGCTGATGATTGCTCACGAGGTCAATCTTACAATTATACTTTCCGTCATCTTATTGAAAGAATGAAAATATATGACGAAGAGAAATTTGATTATGAAGTCACTAAGGTATCTTTCAAAAAATGATTAACTACATACGACACGACCACGAATTTTACGGAGTTGCCAAACTATCGTCTGGTGATGAGGTTATGGGTGTAATGATTGCAACTAAGGAAGAAGGTCAAACATTAGTATTTGTGCAAGACCCTGCTACTCCTAAGGAAGCACCAATGAAGAGGGGTGATGAAGTAGGTCTTGCTATAGGTTTAGTTAAGTGGATGATGTGGAGTGATGAAGAATTTTTTATTCTTCAAGAAGCAGATATTATATCAATCGCGCCCATGAGTATTGGGGCTGAGAATATGTATAAATTATGGAAAAGAAAAGAGTTAGGTCTCGATGATGATAAACATTGGGAAGTAGATATCAATAAAAATATGGGTCTCGTCGGAAAAGTTTCTGAAATGAGAAAGAAACTAGAAGACCTATGGAAAAAAGAGATATAGTTCCTGTTTCTGAACCGCTACACGGTTAGTGTACACTACATAGAGTAACCTGTCAAGCTTGACATGAATCCAGTCGTCACTTATAATTAGTGAGCGATACAAAAAACTGTATGCGTAAGATGCCCGCAAAACGAAAGCAACACTATGTAGATAACAAATTATTTCTGGCAAAGATAATCGAATATCGTCAGTCTATAGAAGAAGCTCGTCTATTAGACAAACCTAAACCTCGCATTCCCCATTATCTTGGCGAATGCTTTCTAAAGATAGCAACACATTTATCTTACCGACCAAACTTTATAAACTATATGTTTAAAGAAGATATGGTATCAGACGGTGTGGAAAACTGTGTCCAATATATTGATAACTTTGACCCAACAAAATCCAAAAACCCTTTTGCGTATTTTACACAAATAGTTTATTTTGCATTCCTACGCAGGATTGCTAAAGAGAAAAGGCAAATGGATATAAGAGATAAACTTATCGAAAAGAATGGTTACGAGCAAGTATTCCATTCAGATACTAATGATGACTCCTCTAATATGAATAGTATTAAGAGTAGAATTGAAACAAACATGCGTAATTAATGAGAGACACAATTTTATTTGGAGATTGTAGAAAGACATTAAAAGAATTTGATGAGCAAGCAAGGACTTGCATTACCTCCCCACCTTATTATGGTCTTAGAGACTATGGTGGAGAGGAAAATCAAATTGGTCAGGAGCAAACTCCCGATGAATTTATTGAGCAGTTGGTATCCGTATTCAGAGAGGTAAGAGATGTCCTCACTGATGACGGTACTCTCTGGGTTAACTTGGGAGATAGTTATTACAACTATAGACCAGGTAAAGGTCAATCATATCCTAAGCAATCTGTATCTAAAACTAAACAAGATTTACCAGATAAGTGTAATAAGAGAGGCAACAAACTAGAAGGTCTCAAAGAAAAAGATTTGATAGGTATACCATGGATGTTTGCTTTTGCAATGAGAGCAGACGGATGGTATCTAAGACAAGATATTATATGGAATAAACCTAATCCTATGCCTGAGAGTGTAAAGGATAGGTGCACCAAGTCACACGAGTATATCTTTTTGTTTAGTAAGAATAAAAAGTATTACTATAATAATGAAGCAATCAAAGAGCCAACAAATGGAGCAGTAAAGAAGACTGCTACATCAAAGCATGGTAAATATACGACAGAAGAAAACGAAGCAAAACATAGACAAGGTATTCATGGAAATCGTGGACAAAATTTAATCGAAGTCCGTAGTAAATTACCAAAGCAAAAAGATTTTGTTGAGTTTCTAAGGTCTAAAACTAATGCAAAGGTATTAGCAGAGAAGGTTGACATCCCTTTGACAAAGATAGAGCATTGGTTTAGGTTTGATGAGTCTGGGTTTTCATATCCAAGTATCGAAGATTGGAAAAAGGTAAGAGAATTTATAGATGACTATGAAGTAATTGATGAAGGACTGTCTTACTATGAATTGAAGACAGATGAGGTTGTTGTATCAGACAAAAAGAATAAACGCTCTGTCTGGACAGTAACTACCAAACCATATAGAGGAGCACACTTTGCTTGTTTCCCACCAGATTTAATTGAGCCTTGCATATTAGCAGGAAGTGAGGAGGGAGATATTATACTTGACCCATTTATGGGGTCAGGCACTACAGCTATGGTTGCCAAGTCACTTGGTAGAGATTACATAGGTTGCGAATTGCATGAAGATTATGGTAAACTAATAGAAAAGAGAGTGGAAGAATATCATCCAGTCGAAACAGTAAGTCCTCTAGAGGTTTTGTATGTCTAAAGTATTATTAATCACCGACCAACACTTTGGTGTTAGAAATGACAATCAATATTACTTGGAAAGATATAGATTATTCTATGAAAATATAGTTTTACCATACATTGACGAGCACGGAATCACAGAAATATTATGTTTAGGTGATACATTTGATAGACGTAAGTATATTAATTTTAATTCTCTAGATTTTACACATGACATGTGGTTTAAACCTGTAGCAGACAGGGGTATTCGTATGACATGTCTTGTTGGTAACCATGACATCTATTATAAGAATACATTAAAGGTATCATCACCTGACCTACTGTTGACACAGTATCAAAACATCAATGTAGTTAGTGAGCCTACCGAAATGACTATCGGTGGTAAGAAAATGATGCTAGTGCCATGGATATGTGAAGAGAATAGAAATAAGACAATGGATATGATTGCCAAAACCAAGGCAAAATTCTGTATGGGTCATCTAGAGTTGAATGGATTCTCTCCTGTACCTGGATATACTATGACACATGGTGATAGTCCAGACATATTTAAGAAGTTTCAGTTGACATGTAGTGGGCATTACCACATGAGAAGTAGAAGAGACCGTATTGTATATTTGGGTAACCCCTACCAATTATACTGGAATGACTATGGTCATGATAGGGGGTTTCATATCCTAAATACTGATGATTACCAACTAGATTTTATTAAAAATCCATACAACACATTCAGCAAATTATTTTACAAGGATGGTGTTGGAATTACTGACGAGGAAATAGAAAGTGTCAAAGGCACTTATGTAAAATTAATTGTTGAAGACAAAAAAGACCAAGTTGATTTCGACAATACTGTTAGACGTTTACACAAGGCAGACCTCGCAGACCTCAAGATTGTTGAGGACATGAGTTATGATATGGATGAAGATATTGATGTAGAAGTAGAAGATACACTTACCATTTTAGAGAGTTGTGTATCTGAATTTGATAATGGACATGAAATATTTGGTATCCTTAAGTCTTTATACATGGAGGCACAAGAAGTTTAATGTTTGTATTGACTGATTGTAAAACTGGTGGAGTCTACGCTGTGCGTGACGACAATAAATTCGACAGAGTCGTCCAGATTTTCGTTGACAAAGATGATGCTGTACGTTATTATGAAATGTTGAAGGACAATGATTATCCACGCAAGTTAGACGTCAGATTCATGGAAGAAGAAGATGTTAAAATGAGTTGTAAAAATTATGGATATAAATTTTCTGTCATAACACCTGATGACATAGTCATCCCACCAAAAAATTCATGATTGCACTTATAGTCATCGCTGTATTGATTGCAGCAACAGCCTTTTTAATTCGTTACTACGACCCTCATAATTAATGATTGTTTTTGAAGAGATTAAGTGGAAGAATTTCCTGTCTACAGGTAACTCTTTTACTGAAGTCAAGATTGATGATGCACCCTCACATTTAATCCTAGGGTCTAACGGAGCAGGAAAATCTACTTTGCTTGATGCATTGTGTTTTGTCCTGTTTAATAAACCGTTTAGAAAGATTATTAGAAGACAACTTATCAATAGCATTAACGAAAGAGAATGTTTAGTTGAGATTAAGTTTTTCATTGGTAGTGTCAAGTATAAAGTTATACGAGGTATCAAACCAAATGTCTTTGAGATATATCGTAATGGTCAGTTGCTTGACCAAGATGCAGCAAACAAGGATTACCAGACATATCTTGAGAAAAGCATCCTCAAGTTTAATTTCAAATCTTTTACTCAGGTTGTTATTCTGGGGAGTAGCACTTTTGTGCCTTTTATGCAACTTACTGCTCCAAATAGAAGAGAAGTTATCGAAGACCTCCTTGACATACAAATTTTCTCGAGGATGAATCTGCTCCTTAAGGACAGAGTTAAGGATGTTAAAGACACACAGAAAGAATGTGAGCACCTGATGCAGATAGCAGAGCAACAAGTTGCTATGCAGACGAATACTATCAATAATATGGAGAAAATGAAT